CTGCTAGGTACAAAGCAGAATGTCTAACATATCTTGTTAATCAGGCAAAGTGGAAATATGCTAGAAAGTGGTGTAAGGCAAGGAATTTATCATTCGTAATACTCACGGAGAAAGACTTAAATGTCTGAAACACTATTCGAGAAAATTAAAGAAAGAGCAGGTGGTCAACAAAGGTCTGTTGGTTGGTATAGAAAGAATTTGCGGTATCTAGCTGCAGATTACCACAATAAACCAATACAACAACTACTAACAGACGAAAAAGCAGATAAATTAACAGACGAGAAGTTTCAAGACTCTAATATGTCGAGAAAGATGGTAAGAAAGGGTCATCTCTACTTATTTGAGTACAAGGCAACAACAAAATATTTAAGATGGTATGATACCTACCCTTTAGTATATGTTGTAGATAGAACGCATGATTATTTCATAGGGTGCAACTTACATTACATCAATCCAAAATATAGGATGAAGATAATAGAAACCTTAACTAAAGAAGATATATTAAACGTACCAAGGGATTCCTTCCATAAATACCTAGTAGAAAATGTAAAAAGTGGTCGCTATCTAGACTTAGGTATAGATGAATGGATGACTGCTGTAATGCTACCTATAGACAATTTCGTCTATATAAAGAATAACAAACAGATTGACGTTAAAAAACAAGAAGTTTGGGATGATTCCTATAACAAAAGGAATAAGCGAGTACGTATAAAACGTACAATTGAACTGTACCCCGATCAAAGATACTCAGATGGCAGTAGCTGATTTATTTCAAAATAACGCAGAGATGTCTAAGAATAGAGCTACCCTTAGATATCCAGCAGATATGGCCATAGGTTCTGATACTGACTATATTCAGTTTGATTTCTTTGAGTATTCACCACCTATGCTTACTAAGGGAAGTGGGTTAAATAAACAGTCTGTAGAAGATTTAACAAATACAGAAGCATCACAATCACCTAATAAAGCAATTAATGACCTTAGAGCAGGTGTAGGTTACAACCAACTAAAAACAAAGATTGATGGTGAAGATAATGAAATTGATGGTAACTTTTCAAGAAGGGCAACACAATTCAATCATTCAACAGGTGCTAACCAACAAATACCATCAATTCAACTATACATGCCTCAAGATGTAAGTACTTCATCTGCTGCATCATGGGGTGGTAAAGAATTTGGTAGTGCTGCTGCTGGAATATTAGGTGCTATTGGTGGAAATTTTGAAAATGCAATAATAGAAGGAGTAAAAAGTATACCTGCTGGTATGGTTGGTCTTACAAGTGATGTGGTATCAAAAATACTTTCAAATTCAAATCAACAATTATCACAAAATGACGTTCTTGCTGCTACCAGTGCTGTTATTAAAAACCCAATGGTAGAACTGCTGTTTGGTGGTCCTCAAACACGTAATATTGGATTCAAATTTAAGATGTCTGCTAGGGATGAGAAAGAAGCAGAGGTAATTCATCAAATATGCCATATATTTAAAATGGAAATATTACCATACTTCGGTAATGCTCAAGGTGATGGAAAGAATGCTAGTGGTAATAGTAAATTTACCAACTTCATTAAGATACCAGATTTGGTCAGAATGAAGTTAATGAATGGTAGTAAGATGCATCAATACCTAACACAATATAAAGGTTTAGCATTAACAAATGTAGACATCAACTATACACCAGATGGTTCTTATTCAACATATATGGGTGGATATCCATCTGCAGTAGAACTATCAATTCAAATGGTAGAAACAAAGATTGTCTACAAAGAAGATCTACAACAAAAAAGAGACTGGAGTTACTAATGTATTTCTCAATATTACCAAATCTAAAATACGACAAGAAACAACAGAGCTTTCCTTTTTCCAGTTCTGACTATATCTTAGTAAAAAACTTCTTTAGAAGATTTCAGGTAAATCCTGATATATTCGATTATGCTGTTTTCTACAATAAAATGATTGTAGAGAATAACATGAGAATAGAGCAAGTTGCTGATAAAGTATATGGTAGCAGTGGTCTAGATTGGGTTGTTGCAGTAACAAATGATATTACCAATCTATATCAAGATTGGCCAGTTTCTGATTATTCATTACAAAAATGGGTTGAAAGTGAATATAGCGATCCATACTCAACTATACGATATTATGAAATTAAAGAAGATGTGAAAAATGACAAAGGAACGATATTTTTGAAAAAAGGTCAAAAAGTCGATAAAACCTTCTATGACGGCAGTTTTACATATAACAACGAAGATGTAAATAACTCAGTTTCAACAATTCCTGGAAATACGATAAGTAAAGGTATTTCGATATTTGAAGATGAAACTAGAAGGAATGATGTAAAACGAGAGATCTATATCATCAAAGGTCAATTTGTTAAACCATTAATTGCGGACCTAAAAAAACAGAGCACCTATAATAAGTGCTCTGCGTTTGTTTCCAAAAAAGTCAAAGAAACCTTAGTTTAGCTCGACTTTTTTGACCAATTTTAGTCGGGATTTTTTTTCCCGAATTGTCATAATCAAAAGTTCAATTTCGCCTCTAGTCTTCGTTTGCTAAAGCAGCAAAATAACTTAAGGCATCATCATCATCGGCCACAGGCGATGGTTCACTCTTAGTTGTATTAAACTTAGGAGCAGATGATACTGCTGCGACTGGAACAGGAACTTCTGCTTCCTCTCTGTAAACAGGAGCAGGTGCAGGAGCACTATTCAAAACCAAATTCAGTCTTGCCTGTAACTCTTCATATGTCTTGAACTGGTCTGATGCTGTGAAAGCTTTGAGACTGTGTTCCTGTTTATAAATGGCTTCCAATTCAGAATCATCTGAACTAAGAGCACTAGGACTATCAAACTCACTGCTATCATAATTCCAGAATCCAGCAACTGTCTTAATCTTCAACTTGAAGTTAGCACCTTCCCAAAGATCAAAGACATCAACTGGTGTCTCATCTTGGAACTCAGGTTGCATTGCTGCTAGGATCTTATCAAAGATCTTCTTACCATAACGATAAAGGAATACTTTTCCTTCATTGCTAGGATCGTTTGTGTCTTTAACAACGTAGATGTTACTATAGTAAGACAGTCTACGCTTTTGCTTACGTGCTAACTCTTTACCTTCTTCAGTACCAGCATTCCAATGCTGTCTGTTAATCTCTCCAACTGGATCCTTTTGATTAAGGGTTGTTAGAGAATTTTCAATGTACCAACCACCTGGTCCTTGGAAGGCATGACTATAAAGTTTTGCCCAAGGAAGACTAGGTGTATCACCTTCTATATCTTGCTCTGGTGGTGGAAGGAATCTAATGACTGCGTATCCACTTCCTGATGCATCTAATCCTGGTTTCCATAACCGTTCATCAGTGTTACTATTACTACTCGTCTTCTCTATTTCTTTCTGTAAAAATTCAAAATTAGCTTGACTTTTTCTTTTTAATTCTGCAAATGACATATGATTGTTTAGATTTTATTGGATTTGTTTAGGGGTGGGAGATTGGATTTCTGTATTACCAATAAGAGCGAGGCATTACTACAGTAAGTAAGAATTTCACTCTGCCTGAGACCCGACTGGTTGGTCGGTTCTATCCGAAGATAGCAGCACCACCTGTGTCTCATCACCTTATCCAGCTATATGCCAGAAAGATTATTCAGTCACTCCCGTATCGAATTCGTCAACCCGATATACTATTTATAGCACGAACCGAAGGGGTTTGTCAAGCTTCTTTCTGTGTTTCTTTCAACATATATCCAACCTTTCTCTTTAGTTCATCAAACATGGTTTTAATATCTGTACTGGGGTCAGCACCCATCATTACAATACCTTGCTTCATGTTCTCAAGGACTGTCTTTGCTTCTGGGTCATCACTCAACTGCATACGTGCATACATAATCTCTTGCTTCTCGATCATGAGTTGCAATGCTTCTAAGTACTCAAGTTTCTTCTCGTTATTCAAGAGAGGAAAACTCATAGCATACTTAAAACATATCTGTTGAAGTTCCATCATCTCTTGGATGTCACCTCTAACTAATTCTGATCTAAAAAATTCGGAAGTCATACTAGCATTAACTTGGCTCTGGATGTACGTTTAATAAAGTTTAGTTCTTGTGCATCATACTTAAGTTTTTCCTTAAGTGGTTTAGAAATGAGTTTGGGAACTGTCTCCAATTCAATTTCATTCTGATCACAGTAGTGTATTATAGCGTCAATATAATTCATATCATTATTATTTAAAACTATTCTCTCCACTTCCTGCGAGAACTTCGCAGTTGTCATAAATTTATCCTCTAATAGTTTACTTTTTTCCATGTTTGTTCTGGTATTCGTCTATGTACTTAAAAAGTGATGCAAGATATTCCTTCTTAAGAGGACGAATAACTACTTGTGTCTCACCATCTTCACAGGAGACTATAGTAACTAATTGCTTGACCCTTAACTCATATCTTTCTAGAAGCATACATGCATAGGCAGTTTCCTGAACAAAGTAATCATAAAGATACTGTTCCTTCTTCTCCTTAGCAGAAGTTTTAAAATCTATAATGGACAACAGTCCATCGTACTCTGCTATGCAATCAACTCTACCAGCCAATTCTAAATGATCTGAGTATAGAGCTGCTTCTTGTAGTAATATATTATTTATCCTATCAAGATATGCCTTAGATTGCTTGAACATTACTACAGGTAGTGGATGTTCTTTGTACTTCTCTAAGTCTAACTCATTATTAATATAATCCTCAACAATAGAATGATAGTGAGTACCACGTGTAGTAGACCTCTTTGTTATATTGTTTGCTTTCTCCTCACCTACATTCTTTCTCCACCTAGCAATAGCCTTAGCTTTCTTAGCGTTGTTGGAGATGACCGTAGTAACTGATGGATACTTGTTGCCTTCAGGTGTGAAGTACAATCGTTTACCCTCAACCATCTCAGCAGTCATTTCGATGGGAGTTATATCATTACGATGAGTGAACACTATGCTTGTCCTGCATTAATTTTACTGATAAGGTAAGACTTAACAAGACCTGACCTAATGATGTCCTCGACACCAAACTCAACAGAAGAGAACTCTTCCATACCCTCAAGGATACGTTGGAAATCTAAGATACCAGTCTTCTCATTAGTTTTAACTAGGTCAGTCTGGAAGACATCACCAGCAAATATAATCCTAGAATCTTGTCCTACCCTAGTGATTATACTATCTAACTCATGGAAGTTCAAGTTCTGTGACTCATCAACCAATACAATAGCG